CGCTGGTGGCGGACGCTTGCGCATTTATGCGTGGTGACCTGAACCGCCGACACGTTGAAACTCTCGTTGCATATGTCATCGCTCATTCACATTCCAGCCAAGCAGCAGCCGGTGATCAATCGGCTGCATGACACCATGACCCAGGCAGTGGCGTACGCCGCAGCCATTGCCGACAACGCCATTGATGACGGCGTACCGCTACCCATGGAGCTTGTGGATAGCTTCGCCGCTGATTACGAACGCATCATCACCAGCCTCGTCACTGCCGCCACCGCCAAATGAAAGCCGTTACCTGCCAAGCCGATCTCGATCACGCGCTGCGCACCATCGCGCCAGCTGTTGGTCACCGCAGCAGCCATCCGATCCTTGACTGCTGCCTGATCCAAGCCGCTGGTGGCGCCATGACCATCACCGGATTCAACCTTGATCTCGGCATCACCGTCACCATTCCAGCCGCAGTGGACACCGATGGCGCCGTAGCGCTGCCGTATCGGCTGCTGGCTGGCCTTGTGAGCCGCTTTGACGGCGATGAGGCTCTGACCCTCGCAGATGGCGCTCTGACGGCTTCTGCGGGCTCCTACGGGCTTGCAGCGGCCGATGCGGCGGATTACCCCGCGCTGCCGGCTGTAGACGCCGCTACGAGCGAGCTGCACCTATCCGCCGGCATCCGCGCCTGCATGGCGGCTGCCAGCACCGACGCCAGCAAGCAGATGCTTCAAGGCATCCACCTCGGCAGTGGCCACATGGAAGCCACCGACGGGCATCGCCTCATGCGTTACGCCATTGACTTGCCAGATGGCCTAGACCTCGTGCTACCAGCCAGCACCATGCGCCTGCTGCAAGATCGCGTGGTCACCATTGCCGTTGCCAAAGGCCAAGCCGTGATCGACGCAGGCGATGGCATCACCATCTACAGCCGCATCATGGATGGCACCTACCCAGACGTGGCAAAGCTGGTGCCCGCTGAGTTCAAAAGCACCATCACGGCAGACCGTCGCCGCTTGACCCGAGCCTTGGAGCGTGTCGCCATCATTGCCGATGCGCACAACTCCGTGGTGAAGCTGGAAGCTGTAGGTGGCACCATCGCCATCACCGCTGAATCAGACGCCAACAACGGCAAGGAGCTGCTCAAGGTGGAAGGCACCGCCAATGGCGCATGGGCTTTCAACGTCCATTACCTGTTGGATGGCATCAAGGCGTTCAAGCCTGCAGAAGCCATCACATTCCACGCCAATACGGCAACCACACCCGTGGTGTTGACACCTAGTGGCGTGGACGGTGTAACTTATCTGGTAATGCCTGTGCAAGTCCGCAACTAATACGTGGCAAAGAAGAGCACCAAGGATGAGATTCAGAACCGCGTCAACGTGGTTTATGACCTCATCCTGCGTGCTCACAGCCACCATCAGATCGTTCAACACGGTTCCGAGCTGTGGGGCGTCAGCGAGCGCCAAGTGCGCGATTACATGGCGGAAGCGCGCAAGCTGATTGCCCTTGACTCAGAGCTAGAGCGCCCGCAATGGCTGCAAGCCGCACTAGCAAGGTTGCAGGATTATGAACGCGAAGCACGCGCTAAGGGCAACCTGAGCATTGCAATCAAAGCCCTAGAAGATCAAGCCAAGCTGTTGCGGTTTGAGATGTCATGAGCCTACTTGCCGGCATCTGCCAACCCGGCAGTTTGCTTGGGTTTATGGATGTCGCAACGCAAGAGGACACGGGCGATCTGCTGCAACGCATCCGCGCTGACCTGCACCCTGGGCAGCTTGCGTTCGTGGATGACAGCGACACGCAGATCATTGGCATCTCAGCCGGTTATGGCGCCGGCAAGACACGCGCGCTGTGCGCTAAGGCGGTGATGTTGGCCGCGGCCAATCAAGGCTTTATTGGTGCAGTGATGGAGCCGACTGGCCCGCTGATTCGGGACATCTGGCAGAACGATTTCGAGCAATTTCTTGAGGCATACGAGATCCCCTACACCTTCAGGGCATCACCGCTGCCTGAGTACATGCTGCATCTGCCAGGCGGTGACACCAAGATCCTTTGCCGCAGTTTTGAGAACTGGTCACGCATCATCGGCTTAAACCTTGCATGGGTGCTGGCCGATGAGATCGACACAGTGACGCCATCTATCGCCAACAAGGCATTCCCGAAGATCCTTGGCCGCTTGCGGTCGGGCAACGTGCGGCAGTTTGGCGCTGCATCCACACCGGAGGGCTTTCGCTGGATGTGGAACACCTTCGGCAGTGAGGACGCCAAAGGGCGTGCGGATCGCAAGCTCATCAAAATGCGGTCAGCAGATAACCCGCACCTGCCGTCGGACTTTATCGAGCGGCTAGAGGCCAACTACGACCCAAACCTGTTGCGGGCCTACCTAGACGGCGAATTTGTCAACCTCACGACCGGCACCATCTATGACCGCTTCAGCCGTGACAAGCATGTTGTACCAGAGCTGCCGGACCTAGATCATGAGCCATTGCGCATCGGCGTTGACTTCAACATTGGCAACATGTCTGCAGTGATCGGCGTCCGCACCGGCAGCAGCCTGCTAGTGATTGATGAGATCAGCGGCGCACATGACACCGACGCATTGGCTCAAGAAATCCAAGCGCGTTACCCGCAGCGGCGTATCTACATCTACCCCGACGCATCAGGCGGCAACCGCAGCACCAACGCAAGCCGGACGGATATCCAGATCCTGGAGTCTTACGGCATGTCCAACCAGTCACCACGGGCAAATCCTCCCGTCCGTGATCGCGTGGCTGCTGTTCAAGCTTTGCTGGAAAACGGCAAGGGTCAAGTCCGGCTTACCATTCACCAGCGATGCAAGCGGTTGATTGAGTGTCTTGAGCTGCAGTGCTACACCGACAAAGGCGACCCTGACAAGGATGCAGGGCATGACCACATGAATGACGCATTAGGCTATCTCGTGTGGCGTGAGTTCAATCCACTCCATGCCGGCGCTGGACGCAGCACGGGTATCCGCTTGTATTGATCATGTACACAGGCTTCAACGCATACGACCGTCCGATTGCACAGCGTCGTGTTACCCGCGTGCAAGATGCCAATACGGCGTGGTATGCACAGGAAGCACATTGGATCCTGATCGAGGACCTGCTGCAGGGCACCTACGGGATGCGCCGCAAGCATCGGCGTTATCTACCGCAGGAGCCGAGGGAGCTTGATGAGTCCTATGACAACCGCCTTGCACGATCAGTTTGCCCGCCTTATTACGTCCGATTGGAGCGCATGTTGGCAGGGATGCTTACACGCAAGCCCGTGCGGCTTGATGACACCACTGATGTGATCCGCGAGCAGTTGTTTGATGTTGACTTGCAAGGCAATGACCTCAATGTTTGGACCTATGAGACCACCCGTAAAATGGTTCGCTATGGCCACGTTGGTGTACTGGTGGATGCACCTGCTGATGGGGGTCGACCCTATTGGGTGAGTTACACACCACGGCAGATTCTTGGCTGGCGTGCTGAGCAGCAGGAAGGTCGGCAAGTATTAACGCAACTGCGCCTAGCCGAAATCGTCACCGTGCCTGATGGCGAATTTGGTGAGAAGGCAGTGGAGCAGATCCGTGTGCTCACGCCAGGTGAATATCAACTGCATCAGAAGCAAGACAACGGTGAGTTTGAGATCATCGACGAAGGCCGCACAAGCCTTAGCGAGATTCCGTTCAGCGTTGCCTATGCGCAGCGTCATGCGTTTATGGAGTCGCGTCCGCCGCTGGAAGATATTTCTGAGCTAAACCTGAAGGCGTATCAGATTCAGAGCGACCTTGATAACCAGCTCCACATCAGCGCCGTGCCGATGCTGGCGTTCTACGGCTTCCCATCTGCTGCGGAGGAAGTAAGCGCTGGACCTGGCGAGGCGATTGCATTTCCTTCTGATGGCCGGGCGGAATACATCGAGCCGCAAGGCCGCAGTTTTGATTACCAGTTCCGCCGCTTGGAGCAGCTTGCAGCGCAGATCAATGAGCTAGGGCTATCTGCTGTGCTTGGTCAGAAGCTGTCGGCTGAAACTGCTGAGGCAAAGCGTATTGACCGCAGCCAAGGCGATAGCACCATGATGGTGATTGCGCAAAACGTGCAAGACATGATCGACAACTGCCTGCAGTTTCATGCGCAGTTCATCGGCAACAACACTGCACCTGGCAGCGCCTACGTCAATCGCGACTTCCTCGGTACACGCCTTGAACCGCAGGAAATCCAAGCGCTGCTGCAGCTTTACACCGCAGGAACAATCACCCAAGAAACTTTGCTGCGTGAGCTTGCCGAGGGTGACGTGCTAGGCGATGACTTTAACGTAGATGAGGAGCTTGAGGCTACGGCCAATGCGGGGCTTGATCTACCATCTGCTGGACTGGACAACCGACCGCTTAGTGGATTTGATGATAATGATCGAGCCGAGGAAACCGAGG